CTACTCCAGATCAAGGCTTAATGTCGCGCCCTGCGGGCCGTAACGAAACTGTGCTTTACTGATGTGCCACTCCCGGTCTTCCACAATGCCGAAACCTTTCGTGGTGATCCGGCACTGCGCCGTCAGGCTGACCAGTTCCGGCGTCAACGGCATCTCCAGATTCATTTGGCACAGCTTCTTTTTGTTCGTCGTCGTGACGCCCCCGGCGATCTCCTGCGCGGCCTCGAGGTTGTACATGGTCACCTCCTCATGCACCACCGGCTCCCGTGGCCTCGTTTTCATCCGTTGCTACTGTCGGTTCCCCCGCCACCATCACCACTTTCAGCTTATTGCCACCGGTACCGGGACTGGTCGCGGTAAACGTCAGGGCATTGTCAGCCAGCACGCTGCCGGTAATCAGGCTGGCCGCCGTGCCCTGCTCCGCATCCGGTGCTGTCCCCACCAGGCCGATAACGGACAGATTGACGTTCGTGACAGCCTTTGTGGCGCTGTCTTTTTCCTTCGTGCGTACACCGTGAAGGTCCATATTTTCTCCATAAAAAAACCGCCCGGCGTGGGCGGTGATATTTCAGAACTGTGCAGATTGATCGCTGGTAGCGATCAATTCCTGGCATATTGATCTGCGAAACCGATTTGAGTTAAGTCACATAACCATGATGTTATTGCGCCTTCTTGGTTTTCCTTTCGGCCTTGGTCCAACGTGACGAATAAAGGCTTTTTAACTCAGGAGTGATTATGAAATGGATGCTTGTGGCGGTAGCCGTCATCACTGTTACAGCTTTGATTGCCACCGTGCCTTTGCTTTGGATGGATGTGAAGAAAGAATTCAGGAAGAAATAATCATAATGCGGGCAGCGTCGGCATTTTGATGTGCGGCGCTGTGGTTGCGTCCACTCGACTTAGCTCCACCCTGAATGTTTTCCAGACCTTAAGACGCTCAATTTCTTCCCCAGTTGCTATGCCTAAATCAACCGCATCCTGTAAGGGGGCAATTTTCTCAGCCGCTTTCAACATTAGATGGGATTTTTCTGCTTCCGCGGTGGCCACAGGATCTTCCGCAACTGGAAAAATTTTTCCATTCTGGAAGCACCATTTACCTGATGTTTTGAAATCTGAGGGTATTTCTTCAACCGGTATTTCTGCTACGGACAATCCAACAGGCCACAACATCGAGACATCATAACTTGACGATAATATATATCCTTCTGAATCGTATGCGACCTTAAGCGTTTCAGCAGCGAATTTTTTCTGTATCTCATACCAGTCGCTACCCTTTTCATCTTTTAAATAAAGTACGCCGGGAGCTAATTTTTGCTCGGGTTCGTAAAGTTGAAAATTTTTAAAATTCATACTTCATACTTCATCCTTCAATTGTTACCCAGGTTCCGTTAATGGCCACCGCATCCGCGTAATTAATTACTTCATCCGCCAGGCCCAGCCTGACCGCCTCTTCGCCGTCAAATGTTCTGGCCTCTGTGCCCAGTACAGTCTTCAGCGACAGGCCTGTGTTATCACTGACCTTCTGCGCAAACATCATGCGCGTCTCATCGATCCGTGCCTGAATGTCTTTGCGTACCTCGTCCGGCAGCGCCTCATAAGGGTTGCCGTCCACCTTGTGAGAACCTGCGTGTATAAGCGTGATTTCCACCCCTTCATCCTGGAGTTTCTTTTCAACACTACGGTGAGCCACCACCACGCCGACAGAGCCCACCGTACCGGTCTGGGTGATCAGCCGGCGGCTGCAGGCCGATGCCAGCAGATAGGCCGCTGACGTTGCCGTATCCCCCGACAGCGCCCAGACAGGCTTAACTTTCCCCATGCGGGCAATGAGGTCTGCCGTATCAAACGCCCCCGACACCTCCCCTCCGGGAGAGTCGATATCCAGCAGCACCCCTTTCACGTCCGGATCCCCGATGGCCATATTTATGCGGGCGACAATGCCGTCGTAACCCGTCATGCCGCACAGCGGCTTCATATAGCCGAACTTGTGGACCAGCGTGCCGGTGACGCCGATCACCGCAATGCCCTGCTCCACCCGGTAAGGCCGCGCTTCCCGCTCAGGGCTGCTGCTCCAGGCTCCCTGCGGCGAAAGTCCCTCTGCCGCAGCGGCGTCCTTCGCCGCCGTCGCCCTCAGCCGTTCGCCCAGCGTGTTGAAAAACCCCTGTGCCCAGGCGGGATCCATCATTAACGGCTGGTTAAGGACGCGGGCGGCGAGGTGCGGATAATTAGTCCAGCTCATCGTTGTTTTTTCCTCGTTTGTTGTCCGGCTCTCTCGTATCGGAAGGCGCGGTGACCGCCCAGTCCGGATCGCTGAGCCCCAGTTGCCGGCGGCGGGTGATTTCAAATTCCTGCTGCTCAAACACCTCCTCATAATCCAGCCCCTGCAGGGCCAGCTCATGCTGGAAGGTACTTAATCCGGCGGTAATGCGCATGGCGCTCTCCTGCACTTCTTTCAGGCCGTCGATAGCCATTCGTCCGGCCCCGATCCACAGCGCATTGGTCCATGCGTTCCGCGCCTCATGAAAAGCGTAACGGGCGCTGGCCGGCAGCATGATGATGCCGCGGGCAACCGCTTCCTCGAACCAGCAGGCGAACATCTGCGAGGCCTGCCGCGCGGCGATAAACCGGCGACGGCCCATGTAAAAGCGCCAGCTGACGTTGGCGCTGGCCCGTGCGCTGGAATAGCTCACGCGGCTGTAGTCGCGGGACAACTCCTCGTAGGACACGCCTGTACCGGCAGCAATATGGCGCAGGATGGACGCCTCCAGCGCCGAGAAGCCGTTATCCGCGCTGCGGCCGGTCTGCAGTTTCAGGGAGTCGCCCGCTTTAAGATGCGGTACCCGCACGCCACCCAGGCGTATGTTGGCTCCCTGGTAATAGGCGATGCTGTGGGCGATCATTTTATTGAGTGGATTTTCAGGGTCGTTAACATCCGCGCCGCCGATATATTCAAGGGCTTTTTCCGTATCCAGCTCGCTCTCAATCGTGGCGGCGTACATGGCCTGTACCACCGCCGACTGCAGCTGGGTCTGCTGTAGCGTGTCGAGCATTTTGAGCCGCTCCAGCACGCTGTAGAAAATGTTATCCCCGCGGGTCTGGCCGTCTTCCAGTGGTTCGAAAATATGGATAAACGCCGGACGCCCGTTGCTCAGGCGTGCCGGAATGCGCCGGCATTTTCCTGTTCCCCGGTTCGGGTAGCTGTCTTCTTCGAGCCAGTACCCCACCGGCGCGCCGTTACGGTTAATTTCCACCCCCGCGCGGCGCTGCGGCGTATCGGCCCCGCGGCCTGGATTACGGATGCGCTTCGGGCTGACCATTTTAAAACAGGTGCGGAACAGACTTCCCGGTGATGCCTCCCAGACCGGCTGGACGCAGGCTTCGCCGTTGAACGCATGCGTGGCCACGCCCTCACGGATCATCATTGTGAAGGTGCGCCGGCGCTCCACGTCAATCAGGCAGTGTGGATCTTCGGCGTATTCCGACCAGGCGGCCTCCACGTCCTTTGCCATCGCCCGCGCGTCCTCCCGGCTGATGCCCAGATAGCGATAGTTCGGGCGGTAACTCAGTTTAAAGAGGTTGCCGACAACGTGATCCTGATGCAGCTGCACCGCGTTCGAGGCGATGCCGTTATTACGCACCAGGTCATCCGCCCGGGCGTTGCCCCGGTAAAACGTCGGCAGCAGGGCCGCATCGGGACTTTGCAGCGGCGCACGCCAGCCCTCCAGCTGGCCGCCGAAGCCCGGCCCGGCACCGTTATAGGCCGCCTCGCGTTTCAGCGGGGTAATACCGTCGGCGCATACCAGCTGCGGCGTCATAACCGGACTCCTGCGGGCCGGCTTCGACCACTGTACAGACCCAGCCGGGATTTTAGCTGGCTGATGTAGCGCTCAAGACGCGGAATATCCGCCTGAGCGTACTGGTAGGATCGGTTATTACCGCCGGCATCGCCGCGCGACAACGAGACGGCGGCCTTGCCGATCATCAACTGATGCAGCGCATCCTCGGCCTCTTTCAGCCGTTTAAGCAGTGTGATTCTGTCTGTCATTACGGGCTTCCTAACTGACGCGCCATTTCGGTAAGCGATATGGCGGTATTTTTTTGCGGTTGTGACTGCTGTTCGCTGAGGCGCTCCAGATTCACCTGGAATCGGCTGATGCTGATGCGCAGCGCGGCGAGGGCATACACGAAGCAGTCGAGTGTTTCGTTGCGGCGTCCCTGATTGTCCCAGCGGTAGACCACCCGCCCGTTAAGCGGCTTTGGCACCAGCACCTCGGCGGTGAGCTGCTTTGCCTCGGTTTCGCCAAACAGGTCATCATCAAGCGGAAAATGCACTGAGCCGGGGCCTTCTTCCAGCTGCAGGCGCTGGTGAATCAGGTCTTTGGCGGTATCGGTGCCCACCATCGTGAGGTAGACGCGCTGCTTGTTCCGCGTGCGGGGCATGTCTGCCACCGGACCGCCGTACTTACTGGCCCCCTTGATGGGGATGACCCAGAGCGGACCGAGTTTCAGCGAGCGGCGGTAAACAATATCCGGATCGATACCGCCGGTATCCCACGCCCAGCGGCTGACGCCCAGGAGCGTCCCGTCGGCGCGCCGGTACTGACGACGGATCACGTCATCCACGCGCCGCAGCGTCTCTTCGTCATCGATGCGGCCCAGAATAATAATCTTGTCGATCAGCCAGGCCTCCTCCCCGTCTCCCCAGCCCCAGATGTAGCACTCATAGCGCCCGCTGGTCTGGGAATCGATGCCGCCTGTCAGGTAAACCGCACCGGGCGGAACCTGCGCCGGATACGCCTCCCGGCGCGCCAGCAGCACTTCATGATCCAGCTGTTCGCCGGCGGCCTCTTCCCAGGTCTCCCCCAGGGTAGTGTTTACGAAGGTTTTTTGCTTGCCGATATCGCCTTTAGTTTTTATCCAGTCACGGACTATCTGCCCCCATGTGGTGAACGGGCTGTAGGCCGTCCAGATATGGAACGTCACGCTTTCCGGCGGCGGTATCATCTCACCGCCCGCCGCGAACCATTCCAGCCCGTCGCGGGTCCAGACGCCGGACCGCTCACAGATATAGCGGGCGTGAGTAAAATCAAGCTCGGGCTGGCGTATCACACAGGCATTATGCTCACAGAGATAAAACACGCTGTCCGGCTCACCGGGATTCCACTTCAGACCAAACGGCGTCTGCTTGTCTCCGAACTTCAGAAACTGCTCTTCGCCGCAGTGCGGGCAGGCCACGTGAAAGCGCATAAAAAGCTCCGACTCGCCGGCCGCGCGCTCAATCTGGCATGTTCCCCTGATTTTGGGGGTGGAGCCGCGTATGGACTTACGCCAGATCGATCCTTCGATACGCTTGTCGCCCAGGAACGTCGGGGAGCCTTCTTTTTCAATATCGTTATCAAAAGACGCCAGCTCGTCATACCCCACCACGTCCACCGATTTTTCGCGGTAGTTCTTCGCGGCCTTGCCGCCCAGGCACCAGAAAATTTTGCCGTGACTGTAGCGCTTCATGGCCAGCGTGTTGTCGCGGTGTTTTTTGCCGTACCAGGGTGCCAGTGCCAGCAGGCGTGGCACGTCCCGGATGGTCGGCTCGACATGCGATTTCATGAAGTTTTCGGCATCCGAGTCGGTCGGCAGAAACAACAGCTGGTTGCGCTTCTTGTGCTCCGTCATATAGGCGAAGACGGCCAGCAGCATTTTGGAGTAGCCCACGCGCGCGGATTTGATTACGTTCACCACGCGGATTTGATCTGACCCCATGCTGTTCATAATGGCGCGCTGAAAGGGCAGCGTGACCCACTTCCCCTCCTGATAGGAGGATTCTTTTGGCAGGTAATATTCGTTGTCCGCCCATTCCACCGCTGAAACGGGAACGGGCCGGATCAAACTGCTTAATCCGGCGTTAACCGCGCGGATCATTTCATCCATCTGTGAGGCGGAGATATTCATCCAGATATTCAGGTAGTTTTCGGCCAACGCCGGCAGCGATATTCATCGTCCGGGCAATTTCGGCTTTCAGAAATTCTGTGTGGCGTTCATCCATGCCGGGATAGCGTCGCTGAATGGCCAGCGGCATGGCATCGAGAACGGAGGCGATCTCCCCCGCGATTTTGCTCATGGCAAAGGTACAGAAGGCGGTGTCCACCACCTCCCGGCTGTCCCGGGCATTTTTAAGTTCCTGCCCGGTGGCCTGCGCCTTGATAAGCCGGTAGCGCTCGTAATCTATGGTGCCCGGTTCGGGTTCGCCCTCACTGACCGTGCGAAGTTCTTCGAGTTCCCGTTTAAGCTTTTCGGTTTCAATGGCGATATCGCGCTCGGTATACCAGGCGATAGCGGCCACCGTATCGTAAAGCACCTCATTCCCCTTCCCGCCGCCACGGGCAACGGGCATGCCCTGCTCCTGCCAGTTCTGAATTGTGCGGACGCTGACGCCGAAAATATCGGCCAGTGCTTTTTTATTGACCTCCATTGTTCACTCCTTGCACAACTCAGGAGAAAGGAAACGAAAATGCCGAAACAGGCCGTTTTTGTGCCTTCCCGTTTCCTTTCTTTTTAGGGGGTGTTTTCATATTTTTCAGTGAGTTAGAGCGGAGAAGAACGGAAACGGAAAAAACTCAAAAAACTTCATATGTAGCGATACTTTGCGGGTTAGCGCCCCCGTGGTGGCGAAAGCGCCAGAAAGGACCCGCAAGAAATTCAATCGTTATCAATGACATCAAACAAAAATTCTCTTTTTATTCATGGGTATAATTCAGCAGTCCTAATTTTCCGTTCAGGACTTTTAATGAGTGTGACAGGAGAAAAGAATGTTCGAAGACAACCAGAAAAAGCTCTATATCATCGTTAACCGCAATTTGGATGCGTCTCTACTGATGAACGCCACGGGCCATTTGGCTGCCGGGATTATGCAAAAGGCCGAGGACGGGGTTTTTCAGGTCTATTCCAACGATGCCTCAGGTCTTCGCGCTTATCTCAGCCACTATCCGGTTGTTATTCTTCAGGCGAAAAATAGCAATCAGCTCAGTACAGCGGTTCAGAAATGTAAAGATGCCGGTCTGACCTATAACTTTTTCACCTCTACCATGCTCGGTCAATCAACAGAGCAGCAAATTCAGGATACAAAGGCTGCCTCATTAGAAGACCTCGAGTTCATTGCCGTTGCTGTCTACGGCGACACTGAAGCACTTTTACCAGTGACGAAAAAGTTCTCTGTATACAAATAAGCCAGTAGCATTATCGAAGCCCCTCCAGCGTGGAAGGGCTTCTGTAATGCATGCCGTCTTTCCGGCTGTCCGCACAAGCCACCAGCGGGAACCTGACTGATGCTTATGCTGCGGGTGTTATTCGCCCCACCGCCCGCTGGGGTAGTCCTACCAAGAAAATTGTCTTAAGTGTTATTTTGCGCTTGCTTCTCAGCTATCCGTTTTTCAACCAGAGCATCGATCTCGGCCTGTTTCTCTGCCGTCTTGCGCCTGAAATACTCACCTACTGTTACCCATCCACCAGCGATTAACATCAGCGTTACGCCTGCTGTGCCGTAGGCAGCCAGCACGAAAGTCATATCCATCTTTTTCTCCCAATAAAAAAGCCCCGCTTTTGCAGGGCTTTCATAAAAATTTAGGTATACCGGAAGGATTAAACTAAATCACCAATACGTTTCGCACGAACTGCGAGATGTGCGCCCGGCATCCCGTCAACGGTACCTTTCAAATCATAACCGATAGTAGATTCCACGATGGTCAGATTCAGAGTGTACTCATTAACACCTTGAAAAACGTTTCGTACCTGAGGATCGTGTTGAAAAACATGTAAGGCTAAAGAGTCACCCTTAATTACTCCCTGATAGCAAAAGCCATAGTCCCCACCATTAACGGAGTGGTCTTTTACTACCACGGTGCCATTTCCAACATCATTTTGATTGCTGCTAAATACCACATAGTAAATGCCATCTTTCATTTTTATTCCTTATGAACAATACACCCACTTTTGGTGCAATTATTAAATATCCTCCGCAGGTATAAAAAAACAACCTGTTTAGTGGCATTTTTCCAGTTAATGTGAGGTGATACACTGCTTTAAGATGTAGTCCTGCAACCCATCTATCTGCTTACGGGCTGTTTCGATGCGCTTTCTGAGGGTGTAATAATCCCGTTCAGCGGCGCCAGTAAGTCGGGCGCGGGTTCCATCATCCATGCCGGTGGTGCCGGTGGATTTACCCGCTGGCACGGCGGGGCAACGGGCGTGGAGCTGCAGCTGCTTACGGCCAGCGGCAACATCACGCTCAAGAGCAGCAATCTGGTTTTGTGCATCGACTAATTCCTTCGTATGTTTTGCATCGAGGACGGCAAGAGATTGTTGCCTTTCCTGCATGCTGTTTATCGTGTCGGCCTGCTGCTGTGTGGTGCTCCAGGCTGTCCGGTATTTGTCCCGCCACTCCACCGCTTTACCGTAGTAGTGTTCAGCGGCCCACCCCAGCACGACGACCGACAGCACTAGACCTGTCGTGGTCAGCTTTTTCATGCTTCACTCGCTGAAGGAGCAGCGCTGCCCAGCGGCAACGGTTGCTTGTCGAACTGCACCCCGGACGGCCAGCGATAACCACTCACGCGCGAAACGCTGAACGCTGCAATGCTTACCGCGTCCCCCTGGTTGCCGCCCAGCACCAGCAGATTATCTTTTTCGTCACGACCGACAACGAAACCAACATGGCCACCGCCGGTACGGGTAAACACTACCACGCAGCCGTATACCGGCTCTTTTAGCTCAATGCCCCAGTCCAGATACGATTTTGCAGACTCGAATCGGGTAGAACGGATGCCGACATGCTCCAGCATGGCTCCGGTAAACGCTGCACACCACGGTGTTTCGTCATCACGAATCCCGCCGCGCTTAATGTCTTTCCACCACTGCACGATCAGCGGGTTATGTTTTGGGCCTTTGATTTCACGCTTACCAATGAAGCGCCGCGCCTCTTTGATCCACGGTAATTCAGCCATCTAATCCTCCGGCGACTTTTGAAAGTTTGCCGCGGGCGCACATGATCGTTACGCACAGCGACAGATTGATAACGAATTGCGCCCAGTCTGTCTGACCGACACCAGCCCAGATGCGGAACACTTTCCAGCCACAGGCAAGGATCAGGGCGTAAGCCACCAGCGAGATCAACCGGCTTCGTTCACGTTTACGAACAACCAGCAGGCGCAGCATAGTGATCAGGCATACCAGGGCATTTGCCTGCAGAAGCAAAACATCGATGCTCATTTGCCCTCCCCTTTATGACGGGAACGGGCCATGATGCGCAGCAGCACGGTAACGGAGATGGCGGACGCCACCAGCGCACCAACAGGACGAGAAACAGTTACGGTGACGGGCGGCGTAAGTTTGTGAAGCGCGGCATTTATAAGTGCGGCGCTTATGTCTGCCGCCGTTCCGCCGAAATACATACCGCCCATGAAGGAAATCATGGCGAAAACAATTTGCTTCCAGGGCTGATGCTCATCTGCTGTCAGTACATACAGCGCAGCTCCACCCAGCGAACACAGCATTACGGCGGGCGTCGCTTCCGGAAAAATGGCGGCAATAGTTATACCTGCCGTACCGGTGGCAATGCCCGCTGATACAGTCAGGGGATCGGTCATTTAATTCTCGTTAAGTGATTTGTCAGGCATTAACTTAATAGGGAATCTTAGGCAATTAATCATTGCTAAAGAGTTCCCTTGCAAAAAATGTTTCTGCACTTGTTAGCCAGTTAAAATTAATGCAGAGTTTAATTTGATCAAAAAATGATCTTATTTTACTTATACAAAGGTAAAGTTATGTTTGTCTGTCTTCCCCTACAATCTTGTTACCCTATGAAATATAAGGAATTAAGCTATATTTGAGATAAAGTCGATCATTTTCAATGACTTATGTGGTATTGAAACATCCTGAAAAACCTATTACCTTTTGAAACATGCTTTAGCAAATACATTTCTCAATATATTTCTTTACGAAGTAATTTTAAGCACTCAAAGGAGTTGGATGTGAAGTGGACGGTCATTGACACAATTGCATGCCCCAATACTGGAATAGCATTTTCGAGCATAGTCAGCCTGAAGATGCTAAAACTAGTAATATGGTATGAAGGCAGCGTGCTTTTCCCTTCCGGTGCGACAATAGAACCGTACAGAAACGGCATGGCAATTAACGGTAAATATATGCCATTGACTATCTATAACATCACCCCCTTCAATCTGCAGGCATGGAATAGCATGAAAGAAAAAATTGTCTGCCCAGAACTCAATGAAAATGACTCAGAATATTGCATGTCACCTTTTCATTGCGCACTAAAGGTATGTCCTTACGGAAAGAAAAGATCCCCGTCGCCCCATCAGGTTAACGGGGAAAGCGAGCCACTAAAACAGCCCCTTTACTGACCTTACGTCAGGTCTTACAAATTTTGTATTTCTGCGACGGTTTGATCATATCTTTCGGGTTCCAGCTCTACGCCTATGGCCCTGCGCCCCAGTGTCAGCGCTGCTTTGACTGTAGAGCCGGATCCCATAAAGAAATCCGCAACCAGATCGCCCGGCCTGCTGCTGGCGGCAATGATTTCCCGCAGCATATCGGCAGGTTTTTCACAGGGATGCTTGCCCGGATAAAATTGCACGGGTTTATGGGTCCAGACGTCGGTATAAGGCACCGCAGCGGAAACAGAGAAATAACGTCGAAAAGTTTTGTATTCCTCCATCAGTTCGTCGTATTTTCGGTTTAGTGTGCGCCACTCGGCCACCAGCTGATGATGCGGGGTTTGCAGCTCGTTGCGCTGATGCTTCTCTCTGGCGCGGCGATCAAACAGCTGCTGCAACTTCCGGTAATCTGTTTCGTTCGGCAGTTGCCACTGACTTAAACCAAACCAGTGTGAAGCCATGTTTTTGCCGGTTGCCGCGGCGATTTCTTTCGCTGTCACTCCCAGTGCCTGCCGCGCTTCACGGAAGTAATTTATCAAGGGGGCAAGAGCACACTGCTTTAGCTCCTGGCATTTTTCACCGTAGCCAGTGTCTTTCGGCTTATACGGCCCCTGGTAATGTTCAGCAAAAATAATGCGTTCAGTCGCGGGGAAATATGCGCGCAGGCTTTCTTTGTGGCAGCCATTCCATCGTCCGGAGGGCTTCGCCCAGATGATATGATTCAGAATGTTGAAGCGGTTACGCATCATGATTTCGGTGTCAGCCGCCAGGCGGTGGCCACAGAATAGATAAATGCTTCCCACTGGTTTCAATACCCGCCAGAACTCAGCAAGGCAGCTGTCCAGCCAGCGCAAATAATCTTCATCCCCTTTCCACTGGTGGTCCCAGCCGTTGGGCTTCACTTTAAAGTAAGGGGGATCGGTAACGATTAAATCAACAGAATTGTCGGGAAGAGTTTTTACAAATTGCAGCGCGTCATCATTAACCAGCTGCACTTTGTTCTCGCTCATGGTTTTTGTCGCCTTTTTTTGACAGGCTTTGATCGCTTTGTGCACTAAAGCGGTGGGCCTTGATTTGCCCGTGAGTCGTATAACGGGCAAGTGGCTGGCCGGGTGTTCCAGCACCCGCCAGTCGCCCATTTCACAGCGGAAAAACCGCCATTACTGGCAGCGCTTGTAACAGCCGAACTGATAAATAGCCAACCCCGCCATAACCAGTTGCGTCAGGATGAACTGGCAGCGTGCCAGGCTCATGTGAACGTGGTCTGCAATTTCTCCAGCCGTTGCCGGGGTGGTGGTCAGTTCGCTAAAAATTGCCTTTGCTTCTGCTGTCATATATGGCTGATTTTGCATGTCTTTTCTCCCAAACATTGGCGCGACATACAGATAACTCTGGTTGCCGGTGACAGCAAGCGGTGAAGTGAGGTTTCGCCAGAAAAGCGCAGATACGAAAAAACCCGGCGTAGCGGGTAATAGCAGTTCTGGAATTCCGACAATATATTAGGGGTACTGATGCAATGCATCTTTGCGAATATCCCTGTCGTATCACCGCATAACAATAAACCTCGGCAGGGAGGATTTCGATGATTAAGCGGTGTGACGAAGTAACCACTCTTAACAGGTTACGAGAGTTTTTGCGTACGCGTTAGTGATTTTCACATGATTATCTGTATCCTATTGCTATTTCTCTTTCGCAAAGGATGCTTTTTGATGACACAGCAGCTCGAAAACTTGCCAGTTACCGAAATCGAAATTGCCTATGGTGGCGAGGCTTATGCAGATAATCAGATCGATGCGAAAACATTAGGTGAAGCATTGACCTCGCTTAGTACCCTCATTGAACATGCCGAAAAAATTATTAACGGCGAAACAGCAGAGCCGAAAGTTAACATTAAGGCAACAAAAGAAGGTTCATTTACTTTGCTGGTAGCGGTGATGGGGAGCATTAAAACCATTAATGCCCTTGGTCTCGTTGCGGGTGCAGGAGCTGCCGCAGGTGGCGTGCTCGGTATAATCGAATGGCTCAAAGGGCGTAAAATCAGCTCTATTGTTGTCGATGAACAAAAAGATACTGCAGAAATAGAAGTGGATGGTGAGAAGGTTGAATGCAGTAACGATATCCAGAAATTAATCACAAGTCCAATCATCCGAAAGGAGCTGGATAAATTAATTTATAAACCCCTGCAGACTGACAAACCATCTACGTTCTCGGTTTCACAACAGGATCATAAGGTAGTCAGGGTGACACAAGTTGAAGCAGCAAGCTTTAAAGTTGCGAAATCTACTTTTGTTGAGAAAACGCACGTAACGACACGCGAAGCTAACGTACATTTTGCTAATGTTCGCTTCAAGCAAGGCAAAAGCTGGGACATCATTCTGCCAGGTGGCGAAGAAGTCAGCGCATCTATGAAAGATGAGGCATTTCTCGAACGGGTTGAACACAACCAGGCAGCGTTCTGTAAAGACGATCTTTTTGTTGTTGAACTCACGGAAACAACAAAAGAAACAAATGGCGAACTATCTAAACCACGTTATAGTATCACTAAAGTTATACGTCACAGAGCGGCAGCAGACAGGAAACTATTATAAATCATGTCAATCCTAAGCATTATGCTTTACGTCACTGTATTCATGGCCGTCGCGATGACGGTCAGATATGCTGTGCTTAGGTTTTTGGTTTGGGTAAAGCCGAATGCGTACATTGAGCTAACTTATACTGACCCTCAGGGCAAAACCTCCAAACGAAAAGTAAGCGTTAGGAATGAAAAAGACGCTGAACAGCTGGCGTTACTGCTACGCGATCTAAAAACACGTAACGAAGCGAGTGCGGGAAGGTGAATGGCTAACGCTAAATCCTACCTGGCAATGCAAGCGTGGTTTACCACCCTTATCACTGCTGGATTGAATTTCCTTTTTGACTGGGCTCCTCAGATGGCCTTCTTCAAATCGTTAGCGCCTGGAGCTGCTGTTGGTTTATCTCACGTAGTAATTCTTCTCATCGCTTACATAGGTTTGCCTACACTGAATGACGTAAGAATGAAAAGAGAAATAAAAACGGCCAGAAAATTCATTACGAACTGTCTGGCCAACCCTAACCTCACACCTGACCAAATTGCGCACTATAATCAATGTCTTATTGATTTAGACAATAAGCTCTTGAAAAATATAAACATCCGCCTTGATGCCTTAACTGAGATTGAATCAAAAGCTCAGGCAAAAGAATAATCCACCTCTAAATTAAGATAAAATCAAACACATACACCCTTCAATAAACCCCATGGCGGTTTGCAATTCCTTCCTGATAGTGCCATCCGAGCATTTACGTTTCTTCGCTATCGCTCGTAGAGAAATTCCAATAACGAAGTGAGCGATTATCAACTCATACTCTTCAGGTTTGTACTTCTTCAATCGGGCAACACAACCGTCGATCATTATCCCTTCGTCGTCGTCACATTGAAGGCGTGATTTCTTACCGTGCGGCAATAGACCTTTAAAACCAGCAGCAATTGGTTGCCAGTCGACTCCACTGCTATCGGCAGCAGCCCAAGCTCCCCAGCGATCCATTACCTCATACATATCACGCATTTCTTTCTCCAATATTCTCGATGATGATCATGCCAGTCTCTCCCCAGACTTTTGATGCCCGCACATCCCAAATGTGCGCGTCGTCATCAAACAGGGCATCCAGTAGAGCCTTAGTCAGGTTGTCGATATCGGGTTTTTGTTGGTGGGGTGTGCCGGCCATCTGGGCACACTTTTTCTTGCTCCAGCTTTTTGGCATCGGCAGAACGTAGGTAATGTGGGCGCCGGCCTCCGGAACGCGGATATCATGCAGGCGGGCTTCATCGCAAAACATGCGATAGCGCATCACCGGTGGGCGCTGTTTCCATTTATCTGAGCGGGTCATGCGTGGCTTACCTACGGGCGTAATGATGTACTTAGGCAAAGAACACCCCCAGCTCAATCTGCACCTGCTCCAGCAGCTGCGTCTCGGTACCGAAGTTTTTCTGCCATTGCCTCGGGCCAGCGTGAAAGGCCACGCCGTAACCACCGGTGCGGTGATGTGTATGACAAAGGGGGAGCGTCCGGTAGTGATCAGAGCGCTGGCTTGTGCCCTGCCCTGTCCGGATGTGATGAATTTCCGCCGGTGTGTCGCCCAAGCGAAGATTACGGCAGACCACGCAGCCCAGTGAGGCCACGCGGGAAAGATAGATACGTTCTGCCTTAGTCATGCCGGGCCACCAGCAGATAAGGCAAAGCACTGCTATGGAAGGAGCAGTGCTGAAGGGATAAAAATGTTTTGTGCGCCATCAGATTCTCCGGTGTGGCGCAGCATGTTTGCAAGGTGTTCAGGCTTGCAGTTTGCAATTCTAACCGCTGGTGCGAGCTTTCTCAATCAGACTTTCGAAAAGTTTAGTAGTTCCTATAATTTCTCCTTCCATGAGTGGCATAAAACTTATTCCATGAGGGCTGTATGTCATTAAAGAGCGTCCCTTTTTTGGAAATTCTTTCATACGCGCTATAGTCTCGCCTGAACGACAATCCACAACCACAAAACCTTTTTCTGGCACCTCGATATTGATATTTTTCACAAAAGTCCCCCCGGCGAATTTACTGATAATTCACCTGCAATCTAAAGCCAAACTTTAAAATAACCTTCGTTTGTGTGCTGTAGTAAAGACACCTTTTGGTGTGAGCCTCCAAAAGAGGGTTACCTCTAACTAGCTGGCGCTTTGAAAAAGCAGCATGTCAGGTCAATTTAAAATCATCATCAAAGTCAGGTAGCTGCTGAACCCTCCCATACGCCAGGATGTAATCTATCCCCGCGCCCAGTGATGTCGGCTGTTCGAACTCCAAAATGAAACAGTCATCATAACCACGCCCGAACCACCAGCCGCCGCCATATTCCTTTGCCCGCTGAATGAATAGCCATTTGCCAGGAACTACGCGTTCCATGTACTCCCCACGGTGGATCACCTCATAGCTTGCGTCTTTACCCATGACACGCCCCAAAGAACTGTTTATATATACAGTAGTATTTTTAAGGATAAGGGTCAATTCTGTTGAAGATAGTAATTTCGATGGGATAAGAATGGGGCCATAGGACCTGAATCCAGCCTGTCTTCCCTTAGATGAAAGACAGATTTTTTTGACGAACCTCAAAACATGACTGACGTATTGGCGTTAAAAAGTGCCCGGTTTTGAAATTCTGTAAAGAGTGAAAGGAGGAGACTATGAAAACCTACGATCGCAACCGTAACGCTATCACCACCGGTAGCCACGTGATGGTTTCAATGAATGGCGCAACTGGCGTTATTAAGGAAATCATTGGGGAGGGTAAAACGGAAGAGGAACTGCGTCGTTCCAACAGCGTTTCAATCGAAGGAATTGAAGGTCTCTTTTGCCCGATGGATCTAATTCGACTGGGATTCAATTAATAAGAGTGTTGTAAATAATTTATGTCACTGTTAACCAACCACTAAAAAAACGGGTGCGTTGAGGAAACCTTAGACACTAATAGTGGCGGGGATTTCTCCCCGCCGGTGCTCTTACTTAACAGGTTCGTAAGCTGTGAAGACAGCGCTCTCAGTCTGGCCGGTTCGGAGTGGTGCCTCGCAGAGACCTTTGCTCGTAACCAGTACCACCATAATGAAAGTAATACATATAACGATCATGGCTATAAGTATCGCATTTGCTGCTTCATACGCCATCTCCAAGAGGTAACTCAGAATGCAGAAAATAGCAGGTGCATTTCTGCATCTGTGACAAGTTGAGGAGTTCAGATTGTGGTCGCATTTAAGTCCCCTTAAGTGCGCAGAAGTCACCGGAGTTGTTCAGGCTCCGATGACATGATTATGGTGGGTTGATTATGGGAAATCAATCAGCTTTTCTTTTATTTCTTGCTGATAAAAGGCTCGCTAGTAGGCTATATCCTTTCCCAATTAATTCTTCTTGTTCTTTAGGCTCCCCACTCATGACTTCATATTTGTTAGCGTGTAAAAGATTGTGTCGAAGCCTAATAACGACCATCAAGCACACTGACAACATTGCCTCAACATTCCCTTCAGCATTGTTTAAATAGGCATCAATCTTTTCTGCCCATCCAGAAAGATCTTCTCCTTCCTCCTGCATGGTAAGGGCATGCAATCGCTCTCTGGCCCGATCACCACTGACATATCTACGCTTAAAATAATCAAAAACATCAGCGATTGTTGGGTTGCAATCGTCTTTGACTATATCAAGGATACTTTTACTATATTGGTCGCTGTTTCTAATGCTGCAAAATCTCGAAAAGAAATGCTTTTCGCTATAATAAAACGCCATAGTAAATTTCATAGCTATTTCAAATAGCTCTTCAGGATATGGATGATTCTCACCCAATTCTTTTGTGATAAATCCGTTATCCATTAGCTCACCATTTAAAAACGTATTGGAAACATTCTAATGTAAAAAAACCGCCTGTAGGCGGTTTCGTTTAGTCGACTGGCAGGCCGAGTTTATGCGTATTCACACAGCTTTTGGTTGGCTGGCCGGACTCACTCCGGGCATGCTCCTCTGGCGATGCGGTTATCTGATCTCTCAGCTTTCCATGACTTAACCACTAGCCCATCACAGCTAGGGCGAGAGCTGAAAGCACCCAGTGCTTTCCGGTAGACTTTGGCACTGCCTCTGTCGCCACTCTACTGTCACTACTCCAATCTTTTAATCCCCTGATCAGACACTCAGATGTGATGCTCTACAGTTGCATGCGGGGGAATACAAAAACTCGGACAAAATCAGGCCCTCCTTTCTGGATCACTCGCGGGGATAAATCTATTAAACATTTGTTTTGTGTAAGTTTCAACTATACAACATATGGTATTTTTCAAACCTTCGGTGCTGCTGCAATCATCGCCTTATAGCGGTCCGGGAAACAGGTACATGTTTTTGACGGTAAATCCCCAGGCCTGCGCCAGTTCACTAGCCTCCAGTGGCATCGGCGGCACCCACCACATCGCCAGCACCGCATCCTCTGCGACCAGCTCCCACGCCGGGAGCCGTTTCAGATCAACCAGCCTCATCGTTTTGTAATGGCTAGTGGCCGCGCCGTTACTGGCATTGTTGCCGTAACTCCAGAGGGGATCGGCATATGTCAGTGAATACCGCATACATCACCCCACATGCCCTGATCCGTTAATTTCATGCCCGGCCTCCGGATCCGAAAATCTTGTGGATGCTGTAGCCCTGCCAGTGCTGGCGGCATAATTCAGTAATCGCCGATCCTGAAGGTTTATGACGTATAGGTTTCTTAGTGTTAGTCTTCATCTTCGACTGCCAGCGCTGAACTAACCGAAACTCAGGATTCCGTGGTTTGCCGACATTTTTTATAAATCCATGCCGTTTCAGGCTGCCGAGTATCTGGTGCGTATGCCGGTTGCTCCACCCCATACAGCGCTCTATCTTTCTCGCGGTGGCCATAGGGTTTTCCTTCAAAAATTCAATTACAGCCAGCTGGTCACGACTTCTCACGATTATCTCCGGCCTCCTCTGCCACCATAGTCTCCCAGCGTTCCGCCAGAGTTTTTCGGGCGGTACGCTCTGATCCTGCGTGATAGGGCATCGCCACACGCTTGTGGTTGTAGGGGCAACGGAGCGCTGCATATCGTGTCGCTGGCCCATGCCCTCGCCATGACCATTCCGGGGAAAGCCCGCAGTGCGGGCAAGGCGTTAATTTTTCTGTAGCCATCGTTACACCTCAGAAAGCGGTACGGCATCGAGGGCATTAAGGACTGCCGGACTCTCCAGCAGGCCATTACTTCCCAGCGCCCGTATAACCTCGCCCAGGCTGTAACGCTCCCGGGCTGGGTAATAACCCCCACCGGGTCCGCGCACACTTTTCACCAGACCGCCTTTCTTCAGCCGACTGAACATCTGCTCAAGGTAGGAAAGCGATACGGTTTCATGCGTTAGCTGTGTCAGCGGCACCGGTTTGTTGTCATGCATCTGCTGTAATTTTTTGAGTAGCTGTACAGCGATAAATGCCTGTTGCATGGTGACTTTCATGAGATTTCTCCCTTACCAGCTCTGCCACTGCAGCAGTTCTTCCACCATGCCGCGATTGCAGGGCTTGTTCAGCACACGCACCGCAGAATCAATTTCTTCCAGGCGCAGCCCCTCAGCACGATGACGACGTTTTGCGGCTGTCACCTGGCGCTGCAGTTCGGCCAGCAGACCGCCCGGCTCGATGCCAGTGAAAGACGGGATGTCATCAAGAATTTCCTGCACTGACGTTGTTGTTTCTGTAACGTCACCGCCAGAAGCCCTCACCGCGTCGGGCTGTTGCTCGTTGTCAGCCTGTTCGGTTGCCTGTTCCTCAGATGCCACCGCCGGCAATGACCAGGTCACGCCTTTGCCTTTACCGTTCTGAACAACGATGCCGGCACGCTCAAGCGAGCGCAGGACCGACACCATACCGCGTGCATTTCGCCCGACTAGGGAAGCCAGCGCCGCCGTTTCCATCGCGCCATGTTCGGCAAGCAGCTGCCGTACCACATCCGGATCGACTTCTGCAGGTGCTTCATCCTTTGGACGGTTAACATTCACAGGTGAAGATTTTTCTGCAGGCGCTGTTTCACTGCCTGTCAGTCTCCAGCTACCTGCAACAAAATCGCATTTCCCCTGGTCGCGGTACTCGCGCAGCATGTTCAGCGCCTCAACAGGTTCGATCCTCATCCGGGCTGCAATTTCGCGGAACGATGCTTTGCCCATTGCTTTCAGTGCATCCAGTACGGTTTCCATAAAAATCACCTCTCGAAAAATTACTGTGCTAGCCGCAGGTGGCTTACCTTGCCGCGATAGCTTTCCCAGTAAAAAATCACCCACAAACCGTTATCCATGCGCAGGCGGTCAATCACCCGTTCACCCAGCGTTTCACACAGTTCGGCGTGAGTAAGGTTGGTCAGTACACCCACCGGTTTTAATGCGGCCAGCCGGCGGTCAATAATCTGGTTAATCAGGACTTTTTCGCCACGGCTCTTGCGCTGGATCCCGACTTCATCCAGAACCAGCAGATCCACCTGACACAGGTCATCCAGCAAAGCGGCTTCTGACTGCCCGTTGTCGTAGCAGGCGCGGGCACGGAGCGTTAAATCAGCCACCGTTGCGACCAGTACGGAATTACCCTGTTTCAGGAGGTGGTTGCCTATCGCCGCGGCCAGATGATTTTTCCCGGTGCCCGGCTTACCGGAAAATACAAAACTCGCAAAGCCGGTACCGAAGTTCTGCGCGTAGCTTTTAGCCAGACTGAGGGCACGACGCTGACCATCACACTCCACGCGGAAATTTGCGAAAGAACAGCCCCGGTGCAGGTTCTGGATCCCCGAACGTCCAAGAATTTTTTCTGCCTTCGCGCGCTGGTTGGCCTTGTCCACCTCTGCCGCATGTTTGCGCCCCTCTTCGAGCTGCCAGGCCATCAGCTCCTCAGCGCTGGTAAATTTTGGCTGTACGCCTGCGGGGATCACCCTGCGAAGGCGTTCGAGCACGGTTGCTGCGTTCTGCATGCTTACCCCCTGAAACCATCCGGAATTCTGGTATCCGGCTCAGAAATTTTGTTCACATCACGGCCCGCTGTTGCGAACCCACCCCCCAGGCGGATAACCAGGTCATCCCATTTTTCCCGGAGTTTCGCCGGACATTTCACCTGGCGAACCCAGAACGGATCGCTCTGAACCCGTTTGAACATTTCACAAATCTGCTTATGGGTACGACCGTCGAGCGAGCGCATCAGCCGCACGTCGTTAGCCCACGCTGTCCAGTTCGGCTCCTTAGGCCGGACGATCTCGCCGTCAAAGGTCGCCGCTTCTTCGTAAAGTTTCAGCACCCGTTTCCAGATCCACTCGGCACAGGTCAAATCGTCCTGTGTACCCCACTGACGTTTCGCAGGGCTGCAAACCACAGCTTCCGGATGCCGCTTTAAGAAGTCGGCTCTGGAAATTTTCTCGTCCGACAGCGAAGCGTCAGGACAAGAAGTGTTTACAGGTTCTTTGACTGATTCAGAAGAGTGACTGATTCTGGGTGAATCTCCTGCACTACCCCCTGGTGAATCTGGTGCACCACCTGGTGAATTTGCTGCCCCCCCTGCTGGTGAATCTCCTGCACTACCCTGGTGAATCTCCTGCACCACCTTCTGTACCGTTCTGGTACCGTCCAGGGTTAGCCGGTAAAAATTGCTGGTGTTACCTTTCGGACCTGATCTTGTTTCTTTGATCATCAGTCCGGACAGGCACAGCGCATTGATATGGTTCATCACCGAACGACGACTGATTTCACACTGATCCGCGATATGCTGATAGCTCGGCCAGCATTCGCCCTGGTCGCTCGCGTTGTCGGCCAGCTTAAGCAGGACAAGCTTGCGCAAGGGATTTCCCACTTTCACCTTCATGGCCTGAACCATCAGTTCCATACTCATAAAACCACCTCGGTACTACCGTACTAAGCAACGTCCGGATAAGCCGGAACCAGCTTCACTTCGTAACCCGTCAGAAATTCTGCCAGGGCATGGATCGCTTCGAGCGTTTCCTTGCGGACAATATCCTTCGGTTTACGCATCAGAACCGCGTTTGTGGCCTCGATACATTCCCGGTTAGCAATGGCGGCACGCAGCTGCTCGGCAGCCAGTTCTTCCAGCTCCTGCTCCATCGCAGACTGAACGGCATAGCTCAGCGCCTCTGCATTGCGGCGGTACTTTGCAGTTTCACCCCGGAAAGCGCGCTTGATGATCTGCGCGTTGTTATGCAGGCGCCGGCTGTACTCTTTCGCATCCTGAACATTCAGGCTTTCCAGCAGATCGCCGGAATGATGTGTTGTAATCATCGGGGTGATGGTTTTCCAGCCCTTCTCCGCCGCCCAATGCTCCAGCTCTGCGGCCAGTTTTTTGATTTCCATCAGTCAGAATTCCTCCTGGCTAATGCGATATCTTTTTCAGGAATTCCACTGGTAGGGGTTGGGTGCTGATCCGGTCGTAACTCATGAGGCGTAACGCCTGTAACTCGATAAACCTCTGTAACACGATCAGCAGGTATGACCCCGTGATGTCGATTCCTCCAGTGGCTAACAGTCATAGGGGTAACGTTAAGCGCTTCAGCAAGACGGGAAGCATTACCCATCGCTTTGATGGCCTTTTCTAAACCGTTCATTGTTTGCTCCAAAACATGTCGTGGAACTAATTAAACAGTTTGTTTATGCAATTGTCAACACAATGAGTTTATCCTGTTTTAAACAGTTGGTTTAAAATTAAAATATGAAAGGAAAAAATCACTTAACTGAGCACCCGCAAGTTCAGAGACTTACTGAACTTATGGAGTCAAAAAATCTTACGAAGGCTGATTTAGCAAAGGTGGCGAACGTCACCCCGCAATCGGTCAATAACTGGTTTGCCAGAGGAGCTTTAGGTAAATCCTCTGCCTTAAAGCTATCTGAGGCATATGGAGTGTCATTGGAATGGCTACTGGGAAAAGAAGTTGATGAACAGACGGGGCTAAATACACAGGAAAAACGCATTATTGAGCTCTTCCGCCAACTACCAACCGACGAAGAACGAGATCGAATAATCATGGTTGCTGAGTTGCGCCTCAAAGAACTTGACGAATATGTTGAAAAATACCTTCGTGGTCGCTTTCCCGGAAAATAGCCATAGCTAGTTTCTAGCGCTCCTCCAACGCCTGCACAATGTGCAGGTTTTTTTTATCTCCTTCCACCCATACAAACAAAATGTTTAACCCAACCAACTCATTATGTTGACTTTAGGGTAAACTAGGTGTTTAATACAGCCATCGAAGCACACCACCCAGGCAGGACGCCCACGAAGTAGCTGCCGGCAGCGTACGAAAAGCCGGATGAGGTGAGTAAGTTAGTGCGCAGCATGTTTTAACGTTCCGCCTACCCGGCGATAAGGGTGAAGATGAGAGGAGCAGTACAATGGAGCCGCAAGAATTCTGGGATTTAATTCACGCGCTTGCTAAAACGGAGTCGATTAAACAGAAGACTGCCTTAATGACAGGCCAGGATGCACAAAAGTTACATATCGACGCGATTTTAAGTTTCGCCACCATTATACACACTGAAGCTGAGCGCCTTTCTGCTTCGGGGATAAAGAGTGAGAGGGTTAGTACCTCTTCACTCCTTTATCCGGGAAAAAATTTATCTACGCTGCAGAAGGCGAATTAAATAGTCTCGTTCTGCTGAGGCGACCTCTTCAACATCAGGCTCATCTGATGTTAAGTGTGAGATGAATTTTTCAGCATGCTCATGGTTTTTTACTCGACCATCCAACATGGCTGAGACAAGTAGTAAAAGCATATCTGAACGAGTTGTTGCATGGCTTGCAACCATTTCTAAATAAGAAATTCGTTCTTCTATGGTTTTCTCTGACATTTACTAATGATCCTTCTGGGTGTGTAAGAATCACCAGAATACCACCGAGCCTGAAGTGGTTAAAAAAGACAGGCACACTAAAACTTGATCTAAATCTATTGACAAGGGATTTTCGGAATTCATTTGCAACACGCAAGCGCACTCGTTCTTTTTTAAAAGAGCTTTGTCGTTAAATGCAAAACGGTGAGTGCGCTTCCGGTTGTGGTGAATGCGGCTCAGCGCGCGTGGCAGAGTTGAATGTTTTCCTTATCAGTGTGGTTTGTCGCCGGCGTTAATTCATCAACTCGTTAACGTCACCGGGAGGCACCCGGCACCACAATATCTGTTGCTGTGTGTAGTTCTTGCCCATCTGCGGGTGGGCATTCTTTTTAAACTTATGGATTTTATATGGATAAATCACATGTAATCGAACTATTTATGTTGCGCACCGGCGCCAGTAAAGAAATAGCGAATGAATATCTTGAATGTTGTAATGGTGTTTTACATACCGCTCTCGTTATATTCCTTGCGGATTTAAATGAAGGGAAAGTGAAATTATGAATGGTCAACATTATGGTACTCAGGAAGTCATCCGGGCCTGTGTCGCGCCGGGGATGTTAGTACGGCATGAAGGCCGCACCTGGAAAGCCGGGGCCAATCACAAAGGTAAGCTGGTCCTCTTCTCTGCCCACTGTAACAAGCTCATTAAAGATGAAGCCGTAGAAATACTGCTGGACGGCCATGGAAAGCCGCTCGGTGACTATTCGCCAGCACTGTTTGAGGTGGTTTATCACGACCGTGATTATATTATGACGGATGTGGTAAGTAACTTTGTGAAAGTTCAGACCAGACATTAATCTGTCGGGCAGAACGCCCAATTCAAAAAAATGATAAATGCCTGTTATTGCGCGCACTGTTATCAGCGTGGGGATCCCTGTGATTTCGTTACGGCAGAAATATTTTTTCACGGAAAGCGGGAAACAAAACACTTCTGTAAAAACACGAATCACGAAATTGAATATAAAAAACGAATGAGTGCTTTGCTCTCAAAAGGCGGGGCTAGGCACAAATATAACTCTTTTAATAAATGGTAATTAGTTATGACTACAGAGCTAAAAACTTTTGGCGGTGCGTATTTAGTTAAAGATAAAGCACTCAAAAAAAAACCCGACTTAAAACCGCTTGCCATTGTAGTTAAAGCGGCAACAAAGGCCATCGCAGAGGCAATTATTTTCGGCAAGCTGGCCGCTGAACATCCGGGTGATATTGACGACTATTTCAAGGTTAAACTCTGGGAGCACCGCGATGGACTCCCCTGCCCTGACTATGATGTTTTCTCGACTGATTTTTTTGAAACCGTAGCTGTGTGGAATTCTGACGCAGGTGAACCAGCTGCACGCCCGGCTCCTGAAACTGACGAAAAAGAAGAGCGGGAAAACGCTGACGCAGATGAAATGAAAACAGTGCGTAAGCTGGACACAAAGACCCGCGCTTACAGCCTGGCGATGTTTGGCCCCGTTACGGAAATAACCAGACAGCAGTACGGACAGATCCTCGATCTGCGTTACGCCGATACTTCCGACTTTACGTGTGAGCTGGCCGAAGCGCTGTCACGCGAATCCCGTGCACTGGAGCTAACAGCCGAACGCCAGGAGCAGTTGCTGACACACGTTTATGAAACGGCCAAAGACACCGCCCAGTGGACCGATATACAGAGAATTATCGTTAAATGGCTCGATACCCCGGCAGACAAACGTCCGCAAGCCAGCAATGTGATCAGCATGAAGCAGCCGGATTCCCATACTGACACGGGCGCGACACTGGGCGGCGGTAATCTGACAGACCGCGATCCTGAGTTGGTTCATAACCTCAGCACACTGCGCATTGAAGCCGCCCTGGCGATTATCACACGCGAAGAAGAAGTGGACATTTACGCCATCCCGAGCCGCTTTCTTGTCCCGGCTAAAGCGATGGCAGAAGCAGAGAAAGATGTCCGGTTTACTGCATGGTGGAAGCAGCTGCGCCGCACGCCGGGCATTCTGGACTACTCACGCGCGGCAGTCATCGCCCTGATCAAGTCAGCTCCGGAAGATTTATATCTCGATCCGGGAAAACTGCGCGATTACATCAACCGCGAGCTGACCGAAACAAACCACGCGAAGCCGGATCAGGCAACCATTGATGTCGCCTGCGGCAAAGCCCGCATTAAGAAAGACCACGCTGTACCAGCTGCGCCTGCACAAAGCGCCGAAAAGGAAGCACAGCCAAAGGTGGAGAAAATTGGCGAAGGTATGTTCTCTGTTGAGAACCTGATGACCGGCAGCACCGCCAGTAAACAAAACATCGATGTTTCTGAGCATCGCCAGGCCATTACGCCCCGCCAGATCGAAATCGCTCATGCTCTCAACGATCTGCTTTCAGGCCGCACCGACATTATGGGCAAGGAAGAAGCCGAGAGCGTTGTCAGCTGCACCGGCCACATGATCCCTCACATTGTGCCGATGCTGATTGATACCATCATTACGACAGAATCCTGCCTGTCGCCAGCGTTCAGCGATGAAGAGATCCATGACGTGGCGACAACCATTCTCGATGCCTGGACCGATAACGCGGCCGGACGCGAGAAGGTGGCCACCGATGCTATCGTGCAATATCGATCAGTACCGGAATTACCACAACCGGCAGTTATCGATCCACCCGTGGTCACCGTTAAGACCAAAAAGGCAGCTGAGGCTGCACCTGCTGAAAACCGTCAGCAATCGTCGTTATCCTACCTGCAGCAGCTAACCATAGCTGCTCTTCAGGGACTGGCTGCGAACCCGGTGCACGGTAATGCGCTTGACGATTTGCCGGCTATCGCTGCTGACCTTGCCGCTGGCGTCATTCGTCAGCAGGAGCAGGCTGATGAATAAAATCAAAGAAGCAATCGCCTGCAGCCGCTTCGCCGAATTCCCGGACGTTCTGGTGACACTGGAGCTTAACCGTGCCTTTGCAGCTCGTGAAAAGCGAAGTGTTCCACAATCCCTCCGTGCAGGCGCACGGGTGCTGATTCCCAAGATTCAGCACCCGCTGCTACGGGAGACGCTGGAGGCGATGTCCACCAGCCAGTTCCCTGAGGTGCAGATAGCGCGTATCCGGGACTGCATTAAACGTATGGAGTCGGCACTTAACCGGGCTCAAAAGAAACTTAAGTGATTTCTAGTAATCAGCAAAAGCCGGTTGGCATGTTGAATAATACCAACCGGCCGAGAGGTTTGAATATGAAGTACATGTCTCTTACAACGTGGGCCGCTAAATATTATGAAAAGCCCCCATCAGTGGTAACACTGCGCAGATGGGTGCGAAACGGGAATATTTACCCACCGCCAGAATTGCATGGCCGCGAGTACCGTGTTCACCCTGAAGCATTTTATATAAAGCCAAACAAAGTTAGTCAAAAGCTGGAGCAGCACCATCCGAACGGTCGTCGAGGAAAGCACAGCCCACTACTGAAAAGGTTGATCAATGAATCGCAAAAAGTACGATGCGAATCTGCCAAGAAATTTGACATACAGGAAAAAGGATAAGGCATTTTACTGGCGCAATCCTCTGACGAAAAAGGAAATATCTCTGGGTCAAATCTCCCGCAGGGATGCGGTGGCCCAGGCCATCGAGGCGAACAACTTTCTCTCTCAAAATTACAGCCCTGCATCACTGATTGAAAAAATAAAAGGCCTGGACTCTCTCACATTGTCCAAGTGGTTGGAGCGTTATGCGCTTCTTCTACAGCGCCGCGATCTGGCTGCAAACACCTATAAAATACGTGCTAACCAGTTGGCTATGATTGATGAAAAATTAGGTGGGATGATTTTGAAAGAGGTTGGTACCCGTCATATCGCTGAATTCCTCGATCCGTGGGTGAATGAAGGGAAAAATACTATGGCTGCTGGTTTGAGGTCGGTTTTGACGGATGTGTTCAGGGAGGCGATTGTGGAGGGACACATTACAGTCAATCCAGTGACGCCGACGCGCACACCAGGGATCAAAGTGAAACGTGAACGGCTTGATTTAGAAGTTTTCGCAAAAATACGAGACGCGGCCAATCAGTTGCCTGTTTGGTTTCCTCTGGCTATGGATCTTGCGCTGGTGACTGCGCAACGACGTGAAGATGTGGCAGCTATGAGATTTTCGGAAATTCGTGATAATCGTCTACACGTAACACAGCAGAAAACTGGCGCAATGCTGTCGATTCCGTTGTCTTTGACATTACCATCTTTCGGTCTTCGACTCAGCACCGTAGTGGATCGATGCCGGCTTGTGAGCAGGTCAGATTTTTTGATCAGCTCAGGAAAGAGGAAGAACAGCCAGGATGGGAGTATCCATCCGGATGGGTTAACAAAAAAATTCGTAGCGGCAAGAAATCTCACTGGTTTGAAATTCAGCGAAAACCCGCCCACGTTTCATGAGATTCGAAGTCTTTCTGGCAGGCTTTATGAAGCTGAATATGGAAAGGAATTTGCTCAGAAATTGTTCGGCCATAAGTCAGAGAAGATGACAGAAATGTATTTAGATAAACGTCAAAAAGAGTACGTCATGATTTAATTTTTGTCCGTAAAAAATGTTTTGTGGGTTTTGGCTATGTTATAAAGGTAAAAAGACCGGATACGAAAATTCGAGGAAATTTCGAGGATTTTCGAGACTGGCACTGTAAGCCATTGAAAAATCTTACAGTTAAAAAAAGACCGAATACGATTCCTGTATTCGGTCCAGGGAAATGGCTCTTGGGAGAGAGCCGTGCGCTAAAAGTTGGCATTAATGCAGGCAAACTACGCCTGGCACTTTAAGAATAGATGACAGCGCCAGCTTTTCCAGTCTGCGTCAGAAGCGGTCTGGCAAATCCGGTGACGGTCACGCCATAAAAGCAAAAAACCGCAGCATTTCTGTATGAGGGCTGCGGTTTTTTTATTGGAAATCAAAAAGATATTTTTGGGATTTAACAGAGCTTTTCAGCGCGTTCAATAAATGGAGCGAGGCTCATTTTTTCACCGCTTTTGTGCGGATTGTCGACCTGGATCACACTGATAGAGGTGCCCTTGGCCTGGCCGCTGTCCACCTGTTTTTGCGCCGCGTCATTCAGCGGATATTGCACCAGCGTCGACGGGTTGATCGCAAACAGCGCGTGACCCGGTCGGCAGGTTAACATCACCTCTTCCCGATTAAAGGCCCATTTGTCTTTGCCGACTTCAAAACGGCTTACCGTGATCACTGTCGGGGCGGCCAGCGCGGCGGCGGAACAGGTAAGTAATAACAGAGAGAGAATACTTTTCTTCAT